GCGCGCTCGACTTTATCGCGGATCGCTTGGGTATTCCTGGGGTCGTTTTAAATACGGAAGATGAGAAAGAGGCGATGATGGAAGAGATGCAAGCGATCGCGGCGCAGGCCGCGCAGGCCGAGGCGGCGCCGGTTGAGCAATGACGAAATCGATAAGTTGTATTTGCGGTGCTTCGCTTCAGAAGCCGGCGCAAAAGTGCTGTCGGACCTACGAAAAAGAACCATCGAACAACCTGGATGGTTCCCCGGCGATGAAGCCTCGCACGGCTTCTACAATGAAGGTCGCGCCAGCGTTATCAGAGAAATCGAGGCGAAGGTCATAAGAGCGAGGGATTTGCATGAGTGATGTTGCGGCGGTTGAGCCGGAGGAAGACAGCGGTACACTTTTGAACGTAACGCCTGAAACGGCGCCACCCGACGATGCGGTAAGCGAAACAAATCTCCCGCATCTGGTGCAGGATGTTGAGCCCGCGCCCGCAGCGGAGCCGGTGGCAGAACGGCCCGAAAATGTTCAAGCGCAATTCTGGAACGCTGAAAAGGGCGAGGTTGATGCTGAAAAATTGTCTGATGCGTACAATACGCTGCGCACGAAGATGGATCAAGGCAAGCATAAAGTGCCTGACCAATACGATGTCTCGAGCATTTCGACGCTTGAAAGCGTGGATGAAAACGATGAAATGCTGGCAGGCTTTCGTGAATTGGCGAAAGACCAAGGGCTGAATCAGGGCCAATTCGAGGAGCTCACCAAATTTTACCTCGAGTCCACCGGCGCGCTCGAGTCAGAGATTAAGTTCAAGCGCGACGAGGAAATGACAAAATTAGGTCGCAACGCCGACACGATCATTAAATCGACTGACGATTGGCTGCAACGATTCCATAGCGCGCAGGTTCTCAACGATGGCGAGCTCGAGGCGATTTCATCGGCGAGCAACAACGCCGCGTTTATCAGCGCGCTTAATAAAATCAGGCGCAGTTATAATGAGCCGAACATCCCGAGCGCCAGCGCCCAGGTTGATATTGCGCCGGTGACCCTGGCTGATGCGCAGGCAATGATGGGCGATCCAAAATATGGGAGTGATCCGGTCTTTACGCGACGCGTAGAGGAGATGATTTATGAAATGCATGGCGAAGCATTGCCGGCTTGACTTTCAAATGTAACATTTGATATTTGTATAGAGATCGATAACCGTCAGGCCGGTCTGATGTAACCGTTTTTGCGGCCCATTTGGACAACCGCGTGTGTGCAACCCACAACGCGAGGAATGCCAGATGGCAACTATATCCCCGGCGTTCGTCACAATTTTTGATAGCGAAGTAAAGCAGGCCTTCCAGGCGTCTCGCCAATTGGCCGGCATGGTTCGCGAAAAAATGGTGACGGGCGATACCGTAAAATTCAACAAATTGTCTAGTGGTGTGGCGAGTGTTCGCACGCCACAGACAGAAGTTACTCCGATGAATCTTTCGTATAGTTTGGTCACCGCGACGATGACCGACTATATCGCGAGCGAATATTCGGACATTTTCAATCAATCGCACGTTTCATTTTCTGACCGCTCGGAGTTATCCCAGGCAGTCGGTAATGCAATCGGGCGCCGCCTCGATCAGGTTGTGATCGATGCGCTCGATGCGGCGACATCTGTCGCGGTAGCGAATACGGTCGCCGAAGACGGCACCACCGGATCTGCCTCCGACATGAACACCGGCAAGATCCGTGCAGCCAAGGCCGCCTTAGACGCAAACAACGTGCCGCCAGACAACCGCGTTCTAATTATGCACGCCAATTCGCTTGAGGCTCTGTTGTCGCAAACAAGTGCAACATCAAGCGATTTCAACTCTGTGCGCGCATTAGTTGATGGAAGCCTATCCACCTGGTTAGGGATGGATGTGGTCATGCTAGGCGACCGCACCGAGGGCGGAATGACCAAAGACGGTTCAAACGACCGCCTTGCTTACGCGTTCCATAAGTCTGCGCTCGGGCTCGGTATGGCGATGAATCAGAAGACCGAGGTCAACTACATACCTGATCGAACGAGTTATCTCGTGAGCTCGATGTTTTCGGGCGGGGCGGTGGCCATCGATGACGGGGCTTCTGGCGGCATTGTTAAAATTACAAGCCGGGAGAGCTAATCATGGCATTCGCAAGATCAGGTTTTGGCGCGTTAGGTGGGCAATCTAAAGCCGGCGCGCTTCCAGCCTTGTATGTTTTCACGACCACAGACGCTCACACGGCCGTGGATGCGGCGGGTTACTTCAATGACCTGTCTGACACGGTTAGCGTTGGTGACATGATTATCGTACACGGTGCCACAGGCGGCACGCGCACGGTAACCATGCACATCGTTGTCTCGAACGCATCGGGCGTCGTTGACGTTTCCGATGGCACAGTAATCGGCGTTGTAACTGACTCCGACTAAGACCTGGCGGGGGGCTTACGGGCTCCCCGCAACTCTTTCCTGGGGGCTTTATGGCAACCGGCGATACTAAATTATCGATTTGCAGCGACGCGCTGATAATCCTGGGGGCGAGCCCCCTTTCGTCATTTGAGGAAGGAACTGACGCCGCGCAAATTTGCGACCGTCTCTATGACGATTTGCGTGACCTACTGCTCGTTTCTTATCCGTGGTCTTTTACGCTGCGGAAGGTGCAGCTGGCCCGCCTGGTCGATGCGCCGGCGAGCGAATGGAATTATGCCTATGCGCTGCCGGCTGACATATTGAGCTCTGGCCCGCGCGCCTTGTTCAACAGCGCGACGGCGGGAGCGCGCCAGGTCACCGAGGGCTGGGAGGTTTATGAGGGGAATGTCCTCACGAACCTGACCGAAGTCCATATCGATTATCAATTTCAGCCGACCGAGGCGGTAATGCCCCGCTACTTTGTGCAGTTGCTTAAATATCATACGGCGTGGCACATCGCCGAGCCGGTCACCGACCAGATCAGCAAGGCGGAATATTGGCAAAGCGTCGCAGTTGGTGCGCCAAGCGAGAACATGCGCGGCGGCTATTTCCGCCAGGCGATGAACATCGATGGCCAGACGAGCCCACCGCAACAACTACAAAATTTTGAAATTATCGATGTGCGGCACTAATGAGCCGGGTTGTCCGTATTCAGACAAATTTCTCCTCTGGCGAGATCGACCCGCTGCTGCGCAGTCGCATTGACCTCGAGCAATATTATAATGCTCTGGAAACCGCGACAAATGTGTTTGTTCTCCCGCAGGGTGGAGTGAAACGGCGCGACGGTCTGAAATTTATCGCGCAGCTGCCGTCTGCGGCCAACCCGCAAGACGGCGTGCGCCTGATTCCGTTCGAGTTTAACGCCAGCGACACATATATGCTCTGCCTTACGGCGGGTCGCGTTTACGTTTTCCGAGGCGGTGCCCTGGTCACAAATATTAATGGCACGGGCAACGACTATATCGCGGCGGCCGCGATCACGGGCGCGATGTTGACCAAAATACGGCACGCGCAATCTGCCGATACGATGCTGCTCGTGCACGAGGATCTGCCGCCGCAAAAATTAATGCGCGGCGCCTCTCATTCGACCTGGACCCTCTCCGCGCTGACCTTCACGCACCCGCCGCGTTACGCGTTTGCGATTAATACCAATAATCCGCCCGGCACGTTGACGCCAGACGCGACCGTCGAAAGCGTCACGGTCACCGCCGCGAGCAACATTTTCCACGAGGGGCGGACGGGCACCGCCCAGGCGGGCGCAGCCAACACAATCACGCTCGATGCCAGTGCCTTAGCCCATGACGACGTATATATTGGCTCGACCATCGAGCTCACCGGCGGCACAGGCAGCGGGCAAAAGCGCATAATCAGTGATTATGTAGGCAGTTCCAAAGTCGCGACGGTGAGCGAGAATTGGACAACCAACCCAGACGCGACGAGCACGTTCAGCGTGACCGGCCACGTTGGGCAGTACATCAACAACATCAAGTCATATGGTCGCCTGCGCATAGTCGCGATTGAAAGCGTCACAAAGGCGCAATGTTTCGCCGAAATTGGCTTGTTCAGCACGGATGCGATTGCGAGCGGCGATTACGAAATTGAACATGGTTACGAAAACGCCTGGTCGGCAGATCGCGGATACCCGGTAAGTTGCTCATTCCACGAGGGACGTCTATTTTTCGCCGGTTCGAAATCTTTGCCGACAACCTTCTGGGGCAGTGTCGTCAACAATTTTTTCGATTTCGAGCTTGGCGAAAGCCTGGACGACCAAAGTGTCAGCGCCTCGATCACAACCGAGTCGCTCAACGCGATTGTCGATATACACAGCGGGCGCGATCTGCAAATCTTCACCACGGCCGCCGAGTTTTTTATACCGCAGGGCGATCTGAATCCGATCACGCCGAGCAACCTGGCGGTCAAAGTTGGTACGCGCAACGGCGCGAAGCCTGGCGTGCCCGTTGCAGGGTTGGATAGCGGCACCATCTATGTGCAGCGACTCGGCAAATCGCTGAACGAGCTCGTGTTTACGGACACGTCGCTCTCATACACGACGGCGGCCGTCAGTCTATTGAGCGGGCATTTGCTGAAAAGCCCGACGGATATGGCGATCCGGCGCGCAACCTCGACCGAGGAAGCCGACCGCCTGTTTATAGTCAACGGCACCGATGGCTCGATGACCTGCTATTCGCTGCTGCGCAGCCAAAGCGTCATAGCGCCGAGCTCAATTACCACCGATGGCGAGTTTGTTGCCGTTGGTGTAGATCTCGACACGATCTATGCGGTGGTAAAGCGCACCATAAACTCCGTGGTGGTCTATTATGTGGAGTTATTTGATAGCACGCTACACACCGATTCCGCCGTTTTCTCCGCTTCGGCCTCGGCTACGGGCGCGGCTGCGCACCTGGAGGGCGAGGTGCTCGATGTTCTGGTCGATGGGCTGGTCATGGGGCAGGAAACGGTAGCGAGCGGCAGCGTCACATTTGACCGTGCCTCGACAACCAATTACGAAATCGGCCTACCGATTTCCATGACCGTTAAAACCATGCCGGTCGAGCCGCGTCTTGCCGGCGGCAATCTAAAGGGGTTCAAAAAGCGAATCCTTGAAGTCAACGCCGAGGTTTTCGAATCTCAGGCGATGAGTGTGAACGGGCAACTTGTACCTTTCCGGTCGTTTGGTGATAGCGCGCTGGACGCTGCGGTGCCGAAATTTACCGGTGTGAAAACGGTGGGGCCGTTGCTGGGCTTCGACAAGGAGGGCGCGATTACGGTTTCGCAGACCGCGCCGCTCGATCTCACACTGTTAGCAATCGATTATAAAATTTCGGTGGGTGCCTAGATGGCTCAACTCGCAATCGCAGCCAGCATAGTCTCCGCAATCAGCACTGTGGCGCAGGGTAGCGCGCAGGCTTCGATGCTGAAAAGCCAGGCGCGCGATGTTGAATTTAAAGGAAAGTCGCAAGGCCTGGCGTATCGCCAGCGCGCGCTCCGATATCAGCAACAAGGCATCGATGTGCTTGACCAGATTAAGCGCACCAACGCGACGATCAATGCGCGCGGCGCAGCCGCCAACCTCGACCCGTTCAGCGGCAGCGTTGGTGCGCTGCAAACGACCAGTCTGCGCGAAGGCTTCTTCGATTACACAATCGCGCTCGAGTCGGGCGCGACCGAGCGGGATAACGAATTACTCGCGGTTGAGGGATCTAAACGAAATGCTGCGAATCTGCGCAAAGCGGCGTCTGCGGCTAAAAAGTCCGCATTTCTGAAGGCGACCGTGCAATTGGCCAGCGCGGGATATCAGGCCAGTCAATTGGGTGGCCCGCCAGGCCTCCCAGGTGGCGCCGCGCCGAATGACCTTGGCGCCTCGGGTTCTGGATTCGGCTTCCGAGACGACACATGGGGCGGTTTCGGCGCACCAACGATGGATGACTACGCTTTTCTAAGTGCCCGACAATATAGCCATTCGTCGCGAAATTGGAATTTGTACTGATGGTTGAGAGATACGCGCCATATCGACGCCAGGTCAAAATCGGCGGCAGCATTGCGCAGCCGACGCAACAAAGTTACGCGGCCGAGCGCGCTGCGGTCCAGGAGTTTGGTGATCTGGCCAGCCGCGCGCAGCAAGTATCGGATTTCGCGTTCAAAAAGGCGGGCGCCACGGCGAAGCGCGAAGGCGCGCAATACGGTGCGCAGAATCCTGATCAGGCGCTTGAGGCGTATCAGGGACAGGCGCCCGATACGGTTTATGGCCAAGCGGCCTTTGCGGCGGCGGTCGATGTCGGCAGCGTGCAGATCGAGGCTCGTGCGCGTGAGCAAATTGCGAACATGTACCTCGAGGCGAAGCGCAACAAACAAGATCCGAATGAATTTAGCGCCGAGCTCGAGGCCATCATTGACGGCTATTCCGCGCCACTAACCGAGCTTGATGCGCTTACGTCTGCCAAAACCCGCTTGAAGCTGCAAAATTATGCGCGCGCGGCGTATATGGACCGCGCCGGCGACGCAATCAAGGAACACCAGGCGGCGGTCGATGCGGACGCGCTCGTGCTGGCCGAGAGCACCAGCGACGAGCTTGTGCTGATGATGACGCAAGATGTCGCCAACGGCGGCAAGGTGCTCGAGACACGGTTGTCGGATCTGCGCGAGTCGCTGATTAAGCAGGGGCAAACTCCGAAGGCGGTCGAGAAAACGGTGATCGCGATACGCGACCGCGCTCATCTGGCACGCGTGCGCAGTGAGTTCGATGCCGCGCTCGAAAGTGGTAAGGGCGCCACCTACCTTGACAAATTCAAGGCGGATCGAAAACGGCGCAAGGGCTCGGCGGTCGGCATCGATGACACAGTTGCCGAGGTGCTCGTCAACTCGATGGAAAGTGACATCGCCGGCCAGGTGCGCCTAGGGAAAGCCGAGGTCAAGGCGCTGCACGGAGATATAAAAAACCAGTTTGATGTTTTGACAAAGGGTGGCATCCTCGGCACATCTGTTATCGCGGATTTATCTCGCGAGGCGGATCGCCTAAATGATCCAGACACGATTGCGCGCGTCAAGGCTCTCGAAGCAGAGGCTAAGATTGTTTCTCTGATCGACACACCGGACAAGGCTCGCGCCTATGCAAGTTTACTTGAAGCTGAAGCTGTAAAAAACAGTAGAAAACCTGCGGGCAACACCGAGGAAGAAATGGACCGCGTTGCGCGGGCAAGCAAATTAGCCGACAACTTTGAAGCTGATGCGGCCAATGACCCCCTAGGGTTCTCTTATCGAAGGCAAGGCCAAGGTGCTCCCACCATAGATTACGCGAACCCCGAGGCTTTGCGTGCACGGTTTGCAGAGTCTGCCGCCGCCGCACGAGGTCTTGGCGTTGAAATAAAATACTTCACCAAGCAAGACCGCGAGCAACTAGCGCAAATTCTGAAGCCAACTTATCAGGACATTGAGGCGCAGGCTGCGGTGGCCCAATCGTTAGCGGAGGCCGCTGGCGATAACGCCCCACTTGTCTTTGGTGAAATTGCAGAGGATAGAGCCGCGCACGTTCTAGCGTTCATTGGTGGCAGCCGTAACACTGTTTTGATGGGTGATTTTTTCCAGGGACGGAGGGCTATCGCTGCCGGCGCCGGCCTGGTTCCAGACTCATTGATCGAGGTAAGGGGCACCTTCGCCACAGTGGTCGGCGCGGCGCTAAGCGAAAAACCGGATCAGGCGGGTGCTCTCATGCAGGCTGCGAGCACAATTTACGCAGGGCGGCATCAAGGCGAGAAAGATTTCAAGTCAGACAGTTTTACGGAAATATTGAACGAGCTCGTCGGCGGGTCTGGTACGGGTGGCGGATTTGGCGAAATTAATGGCGAGAGAGCGATTTTGCCGCCGGGCATGACGCAAGGGTCCCTTGAAGAATTAATCGACAATTTGACGGATGAAAAGATCGCGCTGGGCTCCGAGGATTGGGGCGTGCCGATATACGCACCTAATAGTGGCCCAGAAATTGTTCCGGCTCACCAATTTAGCGGGTTTCGATTAGAGTCCTACGGTGCCGGCCTTTACACGCTATCGAGCGGTAAAGATTATTCTATTCGACGCGGACTTTGGGTAGACGACGAATCTGGGGGCGCTGCGAGTTATCTAGTTGACTCTGGTCTGCCTTATGTCTTTGCGCCGGCTGAGTTCAAATGAGCTCGATTTACACAGTCGACGATCAAGACTTTATTGGGTGGAATCGGCCAGCCGCGACCGGCCCCGAGACGGGAATCGGAGATGTCATTTCGGCGGCCTATCCGCGATACGATAAAGCATACTCGATTACTGCAATGCAGAGATCTTATCAAAAATCCTTGCAGCCTATCGTTGATAAGGTCAGCGAGCTTACTGGCAAAAAAATAGCAAATCCGGCCGACGCCCTAAGTTTCAAAGAAGACGTTGGAGATCGATACGCGGCGGCGTTAATGGCGCCAATCCTGGCGTTAAAGGCGCCTGAGTTCCTTCCCGGGCTACCGTGGGGTGCCCACAAAAGCGGGCAATCGAGTTTTGAGGAGCAACTTAATGAATTAAATAAAATAATAAGAGAAAAAAATCTCGACCTACCAACTCATTCAGAGAAAAGTCTTATTGAATTGGCCAGGCCAGGCGCTACGGAGGCCGAGCGGAATTTTCTCGATGTAACCTCACGCGCCGGGCTCTTCAGCCAAATTGCCGGCGAGATGATTGGCGGGTTCCCTACCTTTGTTTCAGATGCGGCATCTATCCCCGGCGGGGCGTTCACTCTGGCGGCCGGTGCAAAATACAAGGCCTTGTCCTCTGGCGTAGCTCTTAGCTTACTGCGCGTCGGGCTAATCGACGCTTCCCTCGCCGCTAGTTTTGAAGCTGGGCTTCAGCCGGGTATATGGAATTGGCGCGAGAAGATGAATCTGAAGCACGACCTTGGCGACGCGTTTATGGCTGTGGCTGGCGCCGGAGTCGGAACCGGCGTGCTCCGCGCCCTCGGTAGCGGCGCGTTTGTGGGGACAAAGGCGGGCCTCGACAAAGCAAACCCCGGGCGCGTTGTCGGGCGCGAGATGTTGCGCGCTGTCGATGAGGCGGATGCCGAAACAGTTTTGCAGGGCGTCCTCAAATTAAATGAGCGTCAGATCGCCGAGGGCATCCGCGCCTACGAGCAAGCTGGCGTCGAGATTCCGGCAGATGTGCGCGGCGCTGCGCAGAGTGTCGAAAACGCGACCGATACGCCATATGTCGACGCGCCTGGCTTGCACGAGCAGAACCTCGACCTGGCGACGCGTGCGCTTGCCGAGGATAGCCGCCTCGAGGTGGCGCCTGGTGAGGTCAAGCCCGTCGAACTCGACAACCTCGATGGAACAGTTTTTCGAGTCGATCCGCGTGGGATCGAAGTCGATGCCAAACTGTTCCAATTTCGCAGCGTCGTTGACGAATTTGGCGTTGTCGAGCGCCTGCAAAACATGACGAAGTGGGACGATAATATGTCCGGCATCGTTCAAACTTATGAATTTAAAGACGGGCGCCAGTTTATCGTAGATGGGCACCAGCGCCTCGGCTTGGCCAAAAGGATCATGGCAAACGATCCGAGTCAGAAAATTACGCTTTATGCACGCAAATGGCGCGAAGCGGACGGCATAACACCGCAGGGCGCCATGATAAAGGCGAGCCTGATAAATATCGGTAACACCGTCGAGGGCTCACCGCAGATGATACTCGACGCAGCGAAGATCCTTCGCATCGCGCCAGATGAATTGCGCGGCGTTCTCCCACCCCAGGCGCCGTTTGTCAGGGCAGCGAACAACATTGCCGCACTTAGCGACGACGCATTTATGATGGTGATTAACGATGTGGTTCCGGTTAACCAGGCGGCAATCATTGGACGCCTGGTCAAAGATCCCGAGAAACATACGGCGATCATGCGAATACTGTCGGAGACGAGCCCGTCGAATCTGACGCAGGCCGAGGCGATTATCCGCCAGGCGCGCGAGCTCGAGTTCCGCGCCGAAACGCAGGACACACTTTTCGGCGAAGAATTTTTGCTCGAGTCACTCTTTAAAGAGCGTGCAAAAGTCCTCGACAAAGCGATGGCGACACTGCGCAAAGACCGCGCCGTTTTTAATACGCTCGTCAAAAACGAGGAAAACATCGAGGCAAGCGGGAACCAGCTTTCAACCAGCACGAACCAGCAGAGGGCAGCTACAGATGGCCAGGCGTTACAAATCATCCAGGCAACGGCAAACCGCAAAGGCGCGCTTAGCGACGCCCTCACAGCCGCCGCTGAAGTCTACCGCGATGGCGGAAACCTCGCCGCCGCAAGCCGAGAGTTCGCCGATGCTGTCAGGCGAGGAATTGAGCGCGGAGATCTCGATGGCATGGGCGCAGGTGCAGAAGGACGCGTTGTTGATGATACAGAGACGCGCATCGCGGCTCGAGCAACGGTCGAAAGTTTAGACGCATTTGATACGCCGGCCGGCAAGGGCGTCGAGGCGCAAGCGGCGTTGTTACAGGAGGAGGTTCTGGGGGCCTCAACTGCAAGAGAAACTGACGCGGGCCTAGCAGAAGACATGCTCGACCTAGAAATTCCAACCGGACACTACACCCCTGACGGCGAGCTTGAGAGAGTAACCGGGCGCCAGCTGCTCGATGAGATAAACCAAGATCAGTCGATGCTCGACCGCCTGGAGGGCTGCGTATGAGTCTCAAAAACTGCATTGTCGAAGGCGTCAACGAAGGGCGCATCACGCAACAGCAAGCACAAGGAGCAACAGATCTTTTCGAGTCGCTCGAGGCCGAGCTCGTGGAGAGCCTCGGCGTTGAGGGCGCAGCGGCCGCTGCCGGCAAGCAAGCATTCGACCAGCTGAAATATGATGCGGTGCGGCGCAAGCAGCATAATCTTCTGCGCATCAAAGTGTTTGCCGAGTCGCGGCGCCAGATGCGTGAGTACAAACACGCCTATGGCACAAAGGGCGCCTCGCCACTGAAGGGCTCAATGGATGGCGCCAGGCCTGGCAAGGCAATGCAGGCGATGTTGTTCTGGGATGAAGCGGCGCCACAATTCACGACAAATTTACACGGCACCTATTTATCCGCGCGCCGCCAGGCACTCGCACAAATGTCGGAAGGGCTGCGTGCCAACCGGCAAACGCTGACCGGGCGGCGTGGCAAATCGATGAATCACGAACTATTGAAAGAGGTATTTGGCGAGGATTCCGCAAACCCAACGGCCAAACTGGTTTCGGAACAATGGGCCGCAGCGAGCGAGTATCTGAGGCTGCGTGCAAATGCGGCCGGCATGGCCATCGCAAAACGCAATGAGGCGGGCTATCTGCCGCAAAAGCACGACCAGGTGAAGGTGCGCTCGGCGGGCCAGGCCGCCTGGATCTCGGGCATCCGGGATAAGCTCGACCTCAACAAAATGATAGACGAGCGCACCGGCAAGCCGTTTCGCGCCGAGGCGCTCGAGCTCGAGCTCCCCTATGTATGGAATACAATCTCGAGCGGCGGGCTGAACAAAGTCAAATCCGGCTCTGCCGGCGCGGGCAAGTCTCTGGCCAACCGGCGCATGGATCACCGATTCCTGGTTTTCAAGAACGCCGAGGCCTGGCAGGCCTACATGGACGAGTTTGGCGACGGCGATGTGTTCGACACGATGATCGGCCACATTGACGCGATGAGCAAAGACATTGCGATGCTCGAGCAATTTGGCCCGAATCCGACAACGACAATCGAGGCGCTAAAGATCGAGGCGCAAAAGATTGTCAACGCGGATGACGCGCGCACCAAAAGCGAGGCCGCTGCGAACGCATTCTCAATGGATGAAAACAAATTCGACGATATGCTGCGCCTCTTTACTGGCGAGGGCTCGATCCCGGCGAACGTGGGCGCTGCGAATTTTATGAGCGGCGCACGCAATATTTTCCAATCTACTCTACTCGGCAGCACAACATTAGTCGCTGTGCCAGGCGATATTGCCGCGAGCCGCATGGCCGGGCGTCTGGCCGGCATACCGACCTCCAAGCTAATGCGCCGCGCTTTCACTCAATTCGTGGCGCCGCTGAAGGCTCAAGAAAAGGCACAGTTTGCGGTGCGCCTGGGTATTGCAGCAGACAACTGGATGACGCACGCGCATGGACAGGCGCGCTTTTTCGGCGAGCTCACCGGCCCACAAATGACACAAACTATCAGCGATGCGGTGCTGCGCATCACCGCCTTATCCCACTGGACGCAATCCATGCGCCAAACATTTGGCCTCGAGTTTTTCGGGCATCTCGGCGAGCTCAAGGGCAAGAAATTCAGCGAGCTCCCAAAGTTTACCCAGAACACGCTCGAGGCATACGGTATTGCGGAGGATCGCTGGAACATTATTCGCTCAACAAAAATGGAAGTAGAGAAAGGCGCGGACTTTGTGCGCCCGCTCAACATCGAGGAACGCGAGGGCCTTGCGCCAGGCCTCGGGCGCGAAATTGCGACGCAGCTGATGAGCTTAATTGAAAATGAAACTAACAAGGCAGTGCCGCAAGCAACGCCGCGCGCGCGTGCGAGCCTGGTGGGGAACCGCAAGCGCGGCACGCTCGGCGGTGAAATTGTCGAGAGCTTCGCGCAATTCAAAAGTTTCCCGGTAAGCGTGTTGCAGGGCAACTTGTTGCGCTATTTGAACGTCGATGGTGTTGGGCACAAAATGCTATATACCGTCGAGTTTGTCGCCGGCATGACCATCGCGGGAGCTCTCGGCCTGCAAGCCCGAGAGCTCGCGAAAGGGCGTGATCCACGCGACATGAATGACCGCCGTTTTTGGGGCACCGCGTTACTAATGGGCGGCGGATTGGGGCTGTTCGGCGACTTCTTGTATAGCGATCTGAACCGTTACGGCGGCGGGCTAGGCGCGAGTATCGCCGGGCCATCTGGCGGGTTCGCAGATCAGTTACGAAATCTGACTATGGGTAACGCGGTGCAGGCCGCTATGGGCCAGGACACCAAGGCCACGTCTGAATTGATAAAATTCGCAGCCAGGAATGTGCCGGGCAACAACATCTGGTACTCGCGCCTGGCGCTCGAGCGTTTGGTTACCGAGTGGTTAGGCGAGAAAGCCGACCCGCGCGCGTACCGCAGTTACCAGCGCATAAAGAGGAAGCATCGGAAAGAGTACAACCAGCGTTATTGGTGGGCGCCGGGGCGCGCAGAACCTAGTCGTGCGCCGGATTGGGGCGCGGCATGGCAATAGAAAAAAATTTCAGCTTGCGATAGAATTATCAAACGAGAGGTTTGAACGATGGCAGACTATAGCATCACGGCGGTAGCCAGGCGCATATCATACTCCGGTAGTGCAGGCACCGGACCGTATGCGTTCAATTTTCCAATTTTGGCGCAGACGGATCTCGCCGTTTACAAAAATGCGGTTCTGCTTACGCTCACAACCGACTATACAGTATCGATTACCGCCTCGACCGGCACCGGCTCGGTCACGCTGGGGTCGGCAGCCAGCGGCAGCGACCAGATAACCATTTCTGGCGCGCGAGCAATTCAGCGGACAACCGATTTTGTGACGGCGGGAGATCTCCTGGCCTCGAGCCTTAACACCGAACTCGACAGCCAAACGATTTTCGTTCAACAGGTTTCGGAGGATGCAGGCCGCGCGGTTACTGCGCCAATTTACGATGCGACATCGGTTAATATGTCGTTGCCGAGCTCGGCCGACCGCGCCAACCGCATTATGAGTTTCGACGCGTCAGGGAACGTCTCGACTGTGGCGGTCGATAGCCTATCCATCGCCACGCTGCGGTCCAGCATCGATCAGAAGCTCGCGACGGCGACTGGCGATGGATCGACCACCGCATACACGTTATCGGCAGACCCTGGGAATGAAAACAATACATCCGTGTATTTGGATGGTGTGTATCAGCACAAGTCTACTTATTCGGTGTCCGGCACAACTCTAACATTTTCGACTGCGCCGCCTGCGTCTGTGGCGATTGAAATCGAGCATGGGACCGCAGTTTCACAAGGCGTCGATCCTAGCATCGGTACAGTAACGACAGGTGCGGCAGGCAGTAGTGCGGCGGTCACGATTAGCGGCACTGGCGTCCTAGGATTCACGATACCACGAGGTGACGTTGGTGCGACTGGAGCTCAAGGCGCGCAAGGCAATTCAGTGACTGGCGCGACGGGCGCAGCGGGTGCCGCCGCGACTATTGCGGTAGGCAGCGTGAGTACGTTAAGCGCTGGCGCGAGCGCGACGGTCGCCAATGCCGGGTCGTCGAGCGCGGCAACATTCAACTTTGGAATACCAACTGGTGCCGCGGGCCAATCGGTTACCAGCGTGTCGGTCAGCGCGGTGGCGGCTGGCGGCTCGCCCACCTCAAGTTACAACACAGGCACCGGCGCGCTTGCTCTCGGAATCGTCACCGGAAATACTGGCGCGACGGGCGCGACGGGCGCAGCGGGCAGCGGATCAGGCGATTTGCTTGCCTCCAATAATTTATCCGATTTAGCGAATGCAGGAACCGGCCGCACGAATCTAGGTCTGGGTGCGTTGGCGGTAAAAGCCACGATTGCTACCGCCGACGTTGATGCCGACGCAATTACGTATGCCAAAATTCAGAACGTCACAGCTACTGATAGGATTTTAGGTCGCGATAGCTCGGGTGCGGGGGTGGTCGAGGAAATTTCTCCAGCATCTCTGCGCGCGATGATCAATGTCGCAGATGGTGCGACCGCTGACCAGACGAGCGTCAGCGGCAACGCCGGTACGGCTACCGTTCTCGCGACGGCGCGGACGATTAATGGCGTATCGTTCGACGGGTCGGCTAACATCACTGTCGCGGACGCGACCAAGTTGCCGCTTGCTGGTGGGCAACTTACCGGCAACGTAACAATGAGCGGCAGTCAAACCGTTGATGGTCGCGACCTGTCTGTCGATGGAGCGAAACTTGACGGCATTGAGGCTAGCGCGACCGCTGACCAAACAGCCGGGCAGATTGAAGCAATCGTCAGTCACGATAATTTGCAAGGGTTTGTTGCAAATGAGCATATCGACTGGACTGCCGATCAAGGCGGCACGAACATACACGCCGGAAACTATACAGACACCAATACCACCTACAGCGTAGGAGATGGTGGCTTAACGCAAAACAATTTCACCAATACATTAAAGACCAAGTTGGACGGCATTGAGGCTAGCGCCACCGCTGATCAGACAGATGCGCAGATCAGAGCTGCCGTTGAGGCTGCAACAGATAGCAATGCTTTCACCGATGCAGACCATACAAAATTAAATGCGATTGAAGCCAGCGCAACTGCCGATCAAAGCAATGCAGAAATACGAACGGCTGTCGAAGCTGCGACAGATTCAAACGTGTTCACCGATGCAGATCATAGCAAGCTCGACGCGATTGAAGCCAGTGCCGACGTAACTGATGCGGCAAATGTCGATGCGGCTGGCGCGGTAATGAACACCGATCTCGGGACAAAAGGCCAAGTCCTAATCGGGGATGGCAGCGGCGACCCGACTGCACTGACCGTCGGCACTAACACGCATGTACTCACCGCTGATAGCAGCGCTGCGACAGGTGTCGCGTGGTCGGCACTCGGCGATGCAGCATCTGTTGATGGGAAATCAATATCTGTTGTGGTTTCCTTACCCGG